CAAACACCTTCAACCAATCTGTTATTTCGTTTACATCTAGGATTCCAAAAGAATTTGATATTGAGAAATATGTTGATTATGATTTACAATTTGAAAAGGTATTCTTGGAACCAATTAAAATAATATTAGAGTGCATGAACTGGCATACGGAAAAACAGAGTTCATTAGAGGACTTCTTTGCATGATTTTCTTAACATTTCTAGCAGCCTTTTTATTATCAGGTATTGCTGGTTATTATTCAATTATTGGTTTAGCTTTAATATTTCCAGGCGCTTTCTGGCCAGTTGTCATCATGGGTGGTTCACTAGAGTTTTCTAAACTAGTTACCGCCTCATGGTTGTATCGTAATTGGAAAACGGCACCAATATTACTCAAATCATATCTAACATTTGCTGTATTGATATTAATGTTGATTACTTCGATGGGTATTTTTGGTTTCTTATCAAAAGCACACATTGAACATTCTACTGAATCTGCTCCAATTGCGGATAAGATAGCAATGTATGACGATAAGATTGCTTCTTTCAAAATACAAATTGATGAAAATAAGAAAGCAATTAAACAGATGGATGACTCGGTTGACCAAGTTTTATCTAGGTCAACTTCTGAAAATTCAGCTTTACGGTCAGTTCAAATCCGAAAATCACAACAAAAGGAACGGTCTAGGTTAACAAAAGAAAATACCGTATTATTAGCACAGATTGCTCAAGTAAATGAAGAAAAGACACCTATCATGGTGGAATTACGCAAGACTGAAGCTGATATTGGTCCAATTAAATATGTTGCTGAATTGGCTTACGGCAGTTCAGATAGTGGAATCGTAGATAAAGCAGTAAGAATGGTAATAATGATAATTATGCTTGTCTTCGACCCATTAGCTGTGTTATTATTGGTAGCAGGTAATATCTCATTAGAGAAAAAGAAGGAAGATAAGAATGAAAGGCCAATGTCGACTAAGAACGAGGACAACTCGCCAACGATACAGGAGATGGTACAGCCTAATTCGAATAAAATGCAGGTTCCGATTCAGGATTCAACCATTGAAATTCAGAAAGAAAATGTAATTAGTATGCAAGAACCCGAGCATGTTGAAACTCATCATGAAGAGGGAATATATTCAACCGAACCAACAAATTAAAGGAAAATTATGAAAGTATTGAAATTTTATGCTTCATGGTGTGCACCATGTAAAGGTTTAGCAATGATAGTAGATGGAATTAAAGATGAAGTTGATATTCCTTTTGAAGATGTAAATATTGAAGAGCAATTAGAATTAGCCGCCAAGTATGGTATTCGTTCTGTCCCTACTATGGTTATTGTTGATGATGAAGGTGTTGAAATCAAACGACAATCCGGTATGTTAAATGAAGAACAGTTGTTAGCGTTTATTGATGTGGAGTAAAAATGAGTATATTAGCTAAATTAAAAAAGAATTCAAATATTAAAGAAACATCCGTTCTATCGGAATCTAAATTCTTTACCGACAAGGATATGATTCCAACATCTATTCCTATTATTAATGTGGCATTATCTGGTCGATTAAATGGTGGATTAACTCCAGGTCTGACCATGTGGGCGGGTCCTTCTAAACACTTCAAAACAGCGTTTAGTTTGTTGATGGCTAAATCATACATGGACAAATATCCAGATTCAGCTTTGTTGTTTTATGACTCAGAGTTTGGTACTCCTCAGGCTTATTTTGACTCATTTGGTATTGACACCAAACGAGTATTACATACACCAATTACCGATATTGAAGAATTGAAATTTGATATTATGCAACAATTGAAAGAAATCAACCGTGGCGACCGTTTGATTATCGTTGTGGATTCTATTGGTAACTTGGCTTCCAAGAAAGAAGTAGATGATGCTGAAAATCAAAAATCAGTAGCCGATATGTCCCGTGCTAAACAGATTAAATCTTTATTCCGTATGGTCACACCACATTTGAATATTAAAGATATTCCAATGGTCGTAGTGAATCACACTTATATGGAAATTGGTATGTTCCCGAAAGCTATTGTTGGTGGAGGTACTGGTTCTTATTATTCAGCCGATAACATCTTCATTCTAGGTCGTCAACAAGAAAAAGAAGGCACCGAGGTGGTTGGTTACAACTTTATTATTAACGTGGAGAAATCTCGCTACGTCCGTGAGAAATCTAAAATTCCAGTCACAGTATTACAAAAAGGTGGTATCAGTAAATATTCAGGTTTATTGGATATTGCTTTGGAATCTGGCCATGTAATTAAACCGACCAATGGTTGGTACTCACGTGTCAATACTGAAACTGGTGAAATTGAAGAGAAGAAATGGCGAATTAAAGATACGGACTCCAAAGATTTTTGGACTGATGTTTTAAGTGATGTGACATTTCAGAAATTTGTTGAAGCCAAATATACCGTTGGCCAAGGGGACATTCTCCAATCAGAAATTGATGAAACATTTGGAGAAGATGATGAGTAATTTTGTTCAAGGTGTTGATTATGAATATGTGGTGGATGATAAAGATATAAATTCAGTTCACATCAAATTAATAACAGGTGAATATGCCGACACTGTTTTTAAATATGGTAAAGTAGGTATTGAAGAAAAAGATGGTAATGCCTATTTACAGTTCAACTTTGATGTGATACAATCACCTATTAAGAAACTCGAAAAAAAGATAGAGTTTAGAAATTATATTGGTGATTTGTTGACAACGATTATCACCAGCCAATTAGACGTTGAAGAGAGTTATATTGATGAGAATGTGGTTAAAGACGGAGAATAACGACAATTATTAAAATGCCATCTAGTCATCCCTGCACCACCTGTTTTATTACAATGTGGACAAGTTAGAATAACTGATTTTTTAATATCACTTAATTTTTGTTTTCTCTCTTTAGAAAGAGGTTTGTTTTTGTTGCCGGAACCGTGATTGTTTCCTCTCATTAGCAAACTTCTTTTTTGCTTTTCTTCTGGAGATTGTATTCTTTGTAAACCAAATACACCTTCACCTCCCATAGTTTTATTATAACCAACAGTAAACGTGTCGAATAATTTGATAAAATACGGTTCCATTACATCTTTACAATGTAATTTATCTTTAGATTGATAAATTATTTCCCATTGGAAGTTATCCCAACCGTGTTTTCTAATAGCACGATAAAAATGATAGTCTTTTTTGGATGAGTTTGATTTATGGATTCTTTTTCTGTTTGGCCAATTGGAGTCGAACCCAATGTAAACTTTACCATTAATGGTATTAGTGGCTTTATAGATTGAATATATACTTGACATGAGCTGTGTCCTTGTGTTAAGGTATAAGACATAGAGTAGGTAGATGTTAGCGCATCGTGACCTACATTTATTTATATGGAAATGTTATGCGAATTGAAACAACGATATTAAAAAATCTGATATTTAATGAAGATTTCTCCAGAAAAGTACTGCCATTTGTAAAGCCTGAATACTTCTCCGATAAAACGGAGAGGTTGATACATAAAGAAGTTAATGATTTTATATTAAAATATAATTCACTTCCATCGTATGAGGCTCTTGTTTTGTCCGTAAAAGAGACAAATGGTTTACAAGAAGAGGAGGTAAAGCGAGTTGTTGATTACCTTCAAGTTGTTAATTCCAATAAAGAAGACATATCTAAAATAGATTGGCTAATTGATGTCACTGAGAAATTCTGCCAAGAGAAAGCCGTATATAATGCGGTTTTAGACTCAATTCATATTCTAGATGGCAAAGATAAAAATCAAAATGATAAAGGTGCAATCCCTAAAATTCTATCTGATGCTCTGGCTGTCACCTTTGACACCAATGTAGGTCATGATTATTTACAGGATTCCGACAGTCGTTATGATTTTTATCATCGTAAAGAAGAACGAATTCCCTTTGACTTGGACTATTTTAACAAAATCACTAAGGGCGGTTTACCAGCGAAGACCCTCAATATTGCGTTGGCTGGAACGGGTGTTGGTAAGAGTCTTTTTATGTGTCATGTGGCTGCTGGTGCCATGGTACAAGGCAAAAACGTATTGTATATCACGTTGGAAATGGCTGAAGAAAAGATTGCTGAACGTATAGATGCTAATCTACTTAATACCAATTTGGATGACTTGATATCTTTACCTAAAGACTTGTATGATAAGAAGGTTGCTCGGGTTAAAGAAATGACCACGGGTAAATTGATTATTAAAGAATATCCAACAGCTGCGGCCTCAGTAACACACTTTAGAGCTTTATTGAATGAACTTAACCTCAAACGTAATTTCATTCCCGATATTATCTTTATTGATTATCTAAACATCTGTGCTTCATCTAGGCTTAAAGTTGGTTCAAATGTCAATTCATACACCTATGTTAAATCTATAGCTGAAGAAATTCGTGGATTGGCCGTGGAATTTAATGTGCCGGTTGTATCTGCTACACAGACTACTCGAAGTGGTTTTACAAGTTCGGATCCCGGTCTTGAGGATACATCTGAATCTTTTGGTCTTCCCGCTACGGCTGACTTGATGTTTGCTTTGGTTTCTTCAGAAGAATTAGAAGAACTTGGCCAAATCATGGTTAAACAATTAAAAAACCGATATTCCGACCCAACACATTACAAACGATTTGTCTTGGGAGTTGACCGT